GGAGGTAAGACCTGAGTAGCAGCTATTCGTAAATCAGGTTTACGATTGAACACTAACTCAGCTATATCTTTTAGTTGCTCAAAATAGGGAAGTATATTACTATTGTCAGAACCTAAAGCGTATCTTGCATACTCAGCTTTATTGCCTACAAAAATAGTCTGTCCGAACTTAAATTTAGGTACAGACCTATATCTGGGCCTTATTATAGGACTTCTTTTTAACTTTCTATCCAAGTCTGACTTTACCTGTGTCCAGGGTGGTTCTATAGAATCTGTAGGCTGTGGCCTTGTTGTATCAGCCGTCCAACTTGAAGCAAGGAAACCTGTATATTGAGGACTCTGGCCTGGCAAGTCTGACAAAGCTCGTCTGACAAAAGCGTTAAGTGAAGCGTTTAACTCTGCTTTTGTTTCTTTT